AAAGAGGACACAGTGTTATAGACAATCAAATAGAGAAACTCACCTACAAAGCATTTGAGGAGAATGAGTTAAAAACATTAAGAGAAAGTCATTACGACTTCGACTTCTAAGGAGGAAGCATGAATATGGAAGATATGAACGAAACTACGTTTCAGGCATTAAGCCCAGAGGTACAAGCAGCACTGATTGAGGCTGCAGCAACACAAGATATCGGAACCACAATCATTGGGGTTGTACTCATGGCATTCTTTGCATTTGCAATATTTTCATCATGAGAACAATGTCAAGAAAGTATTCTGCTGAGCAGAACGAAGAAGACTACGAGCTGTATGTGCAGAGATGTGCCGACAGCAATCAGGAACCATCGGATATCTACGAATGGTTAGCGATGGAGCAGGCAACTGCAGAAGAAGAACACAACGACTATCTTAGAGATGAAGGAATTGATGATGATGGATAAAGAAACAAAAGATTTTATACTTTTAGCAATGACTATATTTGGAAACATGCTCCTGTGGGGAACCATGGTTTTATCATTCCTCGTGTGGTCATTCGGAATGGATGATTTTAGAATGATGATTGTTGGAATAATTCTCATGGCATCTGCTGACTACATGAAGGATTACAAATGACACTTGACCAATATGAAGCAGAAATGGAGCGTGTAAACAACATGCAGTATGAAAGACTAATTGAAAGAAGGGAGATAAAAATGAGAGAAGAAGAATTCAACACATTAATGGAAGAGTTTAATGATGAGATAGAGGCAATCGCTGGTCAACCTGACCCACATGCTGAACTTACCTATGGGGAAATGCAAACAGTTAGAAAAAATTCAATTGCTGCAGATGCATTTGAGTCAGCCAAGGTAAAGGCTATGGACTCAGTGCTAGAAATAGAACTACCAAGAGTCGTAGACAAGGCTGTGCACCAACCATCTCACTATCAGGTGGCTGATACAAACGTAAATGACATGCTTGCTAAGCTACTAACTCATGAAGAGTTGATGGGTTGGCTAAAAGGTAACATCATCAAGTATAGAATGCGTGCATTCAAGAAAGGCAAGGTGGGTCCACAAGACATCGCTAAGTCCAACTGGTATCAAACATTCTATGATGAATACGTAGCAAAAAACACAAAGTAGCAAACTTGGTTTCACTTCTCTGAAAGGAAGTAGTGTAATCCCTCCCAAGTAGCTACACTGAGGATTAGAACGGATACGTTCTTAAAGATACAACCAAACAATAAAAGGAGACTTTATGTCTATGGATTTAAAAACACTTGCAAATGTACTTGCAGAAGGTAACAAAACAGCTTTTAAAGCTAACGCGTCAAGAAGAGCAGGTCAAATGTTCAACGAGAGAGTAGTTGGAGCAATTGCACCAAAACTACCAATGATGGTAAGAGGTTATGCACAAGAACCTTGGTTCAAGTTCGTAATGGCAAACGCAGTAGCGGGTGCAATCATCAAGTTTGGTAACACAAACGAAAAGCTTATGCTTCTTGCAGATGCTGGAGTAACTGCTGCATCAGATGAGTTTCTTGGAAGCTTCGACCTTGAAGGTATTATTAATGATGCCATTGATGGTATTGATGTATCTGGTCTTACAAAGACAAGCGACACGGTACGTGAAGCAACAGCTTCAGGACTTAGAAAAGCTGCAGACGTAGCAGACACAGAGAAGGGGGTAGCGTAATGGCATCTATGGCAGATTTGGTCAAAAAGGCCGCAAAGACAGCAGCACCAACAGCACCAGCACCAACTGTATCAGTAGCTTCAACTTCATCGTTGACTGCTAACAGTTCGTCAGGTAAGTAGTAGCTAGAACCAGAACCGATTCAGTTCGGTTTTGGCATGTGGCTACACAACATAAAGGAAAGGAAACCAAATGAAGAAACAAATACCACTCAACCATTTAATCTTTGAGAAGATTAAGTTCAGATATGACTTTACAGATATTGCTAGAGTCCACGACAGAGTAACTAGAAGTAAGTTGCTACTTGATACATTCTACCCATACATACTGGCAAAAGAAATATCTTATCCAGTAAATGGTGTACTAAAACTCCCAACAAACCAATCAATAGATGGCTATGCTATCTCAGAGAGAGTATCTGAAGATTTGAGTTGTAAAAAACTTCACATCTCAGAGCTTGTGACAATGTTAGGATACACAAAAACAGACATCTCAAAACTACTACAGGCAGTAAAGAACAAAGAGTTTATGATTACTCTTGTAGGACTTGGAGGAACTGGTTCAAACTTCATACACTGGATGTACCAGATGTCTGAATGGACAGGAAAGAGTAGAATATTCCCAACAATTCATGCATACGATGACGATGATTTCGATATTCCTAACATGTTAAGAATTCCATTCATTCCTGAATTTAAAGCAGCGAACCAAACAGCAAAAAAAGTTGACTGTATCCCAAGAAAATTTGAAGAACTATGCCATAGATGGTATACACACTCAAAAAGACTTGAAGATACAGACATGACTCAAAGTAAAGCAGGTCACGTGAACCACACAATCATCTACGGTGCACCAGATATTGCTACAAGAGCATGGTTGTCAGCATCAACGTACACATTTATTGCTGCGACACACAGAGACTCAGAGTTTTCACTTGTTGAGAACCCTGCAGTTGATGACGAACTTATGATGGAGACATATGGAAAGATCAACGTATCCAAATTTCTCCTGAACCACCTCACGATGACTATCAAGTTTCTTGAGCACTTAAGAGATAGAGATAGACCATGTGGGACAACAACAGAACACAGCATCCTGAGAGCAAACTTTGATGAGATATACAATGAACAATTATTAAATGGATTCAAAGCTGGCTCAAAAAAACTATATGTTTTTGCTGGACAAGATGAAGACTTAAACTTACCAGAGGGGGTATAAAAATGGCATCAAATATGATTAGCTTGGCTCCAACGCCACTACAAAAAATCTATGAACAAACATGTTTAGACCTCGTAAGAGATTTAAGCAAAGACCTTGTTAAGGACACACCAACAGCAGACTCATACACATCAATCAATGGACTTGGGTTTGCAGTGGAGGAAATTAACTTTACATCTGGAGTTGAAAAACTCATGAAAAAATACCATAACCCGCACATGCAAAGAAATGGAAATGGTAAAACAAAAGCATGGAATAGATTTCCAGCCAAACTTGAGATTACAAAAGTAGGTGATGGAAACTTATCAATCAACCAAGCAAAAGCAATGGTTGGAGAAATCTACAAAGAATCTAAGGATACACTATATGGTGTACTTCTTATGGATGTAAGAAAAGGGAGAAAGAGACAAATTGTCAACCTTCTGCATCCAGTAGTTGTGCATAATCTTAATAGTGAAGATTTGGACTATAAGCAAGATGAAGAGAAATGGACCATGGCTATTTACTCATTCAAAGATGGAATGAAAAAAGAGCTAAAAGAATTGTATCCATCAGTATACAACAAAGAGAACTATGTAGAAGATATAGCAAACGTACTTGCTGCAATCGACACACCATCTTTGTATTACGTTGAGAATAAAGACTTCCAAGTTGATATTCAAAATGACCAATTTGTACTTAACTACAATGAAGTTAAAACAATGAAAGACTCAGGATTAGAGATTAAAGAAAGTGGTAAAACAGGACGTAACTATATCGTTCCTGGTCAAATCATCAATATCTCTGGAGTAGCCTACCCATACTATGGTGTAATCTACTCAACAAAGGGTCTAGCGTGGAATCTATGTCCAATGATGGGAGCCAACATAGCACATCCAGAAGGTCAATCGACTGGTAATGGAATGGGTGGTGGTTCTCGTATCTGTACACACAGTGGAGATAGCAGAACTCAAGCAGGTGTGTCATCACTGAACCATTGTAACACTACATCACCACTTAACAGTGACTGTATGGAACCAGGGTCAATGACATACGCTGAAAACTGTATGGCTGCATCTATTGAGCTATTACTGGGAGAAGAATATGCAACTGGAATTGCAGGAGGTCAATCAAAGGCATTGACGTTTCAAGAGTTTGTTAAAGAAAACGATGGAGCAACAAAAAAGCAATACCTTAAATATATTAAAGACCGTATCGCCCATACCATGGCTCAAACGTCAGGGGAAATGGTGGCTAAGCCTATAGTACAGACTAGAGATATTTATGACCAATCACTATGGAAACAATTTGTTTCTGGCGGGGAAGATGTATATGTAGACGGAACCATCTCTCACGTAGGTAAGGGACGAGATCCAAAAATGAAACTTAACGGTGGATGGCACAACCTTGATTCAACTATTGTAAATGAATGGCTAAAGAATAACCGATATGTAGGTATTGAGCAGGAGGATGTTGTAGCAGATATTCTAGCATTTGTAGTTGGACAAGGGTACGAAGCAGGCGATAGAGTGACTGAAGAAGGTTACTTGTACCAAGCAAACAGAGCGACAAGACTTAGACCAGAACGTGGTTCTAGAGCCTGGAGAATGATTGAGGCTGTAGCTGATGAGAACACAGCAACAGTTAGAATAGAAAACCAGACTGTACCAGCATATGGAACGGGAACCAACAGAGTAGCACAAGTAGATGAAACTCCAGTTGCTCCAGCAACAAATCCATTCAACGAAACAGGAGTCCCTCTAACAGAAGAGGAGAGAGAATTAAGAGCAGAAATGCAAAGAGCACAGGTGGTAGCATAATGAGCAAAAAGAAAAACAAAATAGGTTTCGTAAATCAAACAGTGAAACCAGCACAAATTATAGACGGGGTAGATACTAATAACTTTGGTGTTCTATTCCACAGTACAGAGGCAATTGAGGAGTTCCAGAAGCGTTCTGGAATGACAGGTTCATACACAACAGAATACCAGCATCACTACCTATCTCTAATCGCAAGACTGGAGGCAGACGGACAGATCATGGACTTATGTATTCCACTATGTATGTACAACTATCATCAAGAGGTTGGAGGAGCATCAGTCGAGTTCAACCTAGGTGAAGTAGGTACAGCAAACAATGATGCTCAGGAAATGGCAATGACAAAGTATAACGAGTTTATACTTACGCCAATGTACCAAGTATTGGTATCAATGGGATTCGACAACTTCGTTATTGAGGGAATGCACTCGGTGCATGCACACCCAGATGGCATCAATAGATTCTCAGGGACAGACCTTAGAGCAAATATTGATCATCCAGGAGTAAATTTCCCGCTAAACGTCGGGGAAAACGTAGCTAACTTTGCAAGCATCATTCAGCATAAGCAAGGATATGCACAGTTAATTCATACAGAGTATCGTATGTTTAACGGTACAGAGGATGGTGACAAGGTGTACAAGAAGGGTAGAACACTTACCGTAGTAAAAGGGTTTGAAGTACCAGAGCCAGAGCCAGTGGTTCCAAAAGAACCAGGGCTCATTGACAAGCTATTTGGTACAAGACCACCTCCACCTCCTGCACCAAAAATTCAAAAGAAAAGACCAAACTATTTCCTTGATGATGGTTTTGCAAATGCAGACAAAGCAACATTTGATAACTTAAAGGACGAGCTGATGAAGATGTGGGTTGAATGCCCATTCAGCATTGATGTATCATTAGTCCTAAAAACAAATGTTCTTAAAGGACGAGGTAGACTTCTATCCCCGCAAGGAACCACCTATCATGGTGGTGGTAGAGGCTATCAACGCCAGGGAAAGTCTTACGTAGGGCAGAACGCAGGACTCTTCGGAGACTTGGAAAAAACAGATGGTGAGTTTGTACCCTACGCACAAAAAAGAGACTATCTTCTAAAGAATGGGTATACACTTCAGGACTTGACAGCAATGCAAATACATGACATCGTAGAAACATACGATCAAGTAAAGCTTGAAGAAGAAGAAGAAAAAAAAGAGGCAGAGCCTCCTCTATGGGAGATGAAGGCATATCTAGTAAAAGAAGATTGCTTTACTTGGCCTGAATTACATCAGATAGAAGACGAAGAAGTTAAAAACTTATACTGGCTAGAAAGACTCGACAATTTCGAGGATGAAGAAGCTGGTATTGTAGACATAGATGAAGAAGAAGACGAGATGGAGATGGGAACCATGATTATGGAACTACTTGACGTTGGATTTACTCCTGGAGATATCTCTACATGGAGCGAAGAAGAAGTCAGATCAACATATGACCTCAACTTCCCACAAGAAGAAAAGGCAGATAAAGCAGAAATGCAGGAATATCTCACTGAGATAGGTTTCACTACGGCAAGAGTTATGCTCATGGATGACAATGTACTTATTGATACGTATGAACTCAACATGAACAAAGCAGGAATTCCAGGAAAAGAAGAAGAAGAAGATGGCGATGGTAACTTCACTAGAAAACAAATGGAGAGTATGCTAGTATCTGACAATATTATGCAGAAGAGCTCACTAAAAGCAATGGGCAACGATAGTGTTGTCAAGGTATTCAATGAATCCTACGGGATGATGACAGGAGGAATGTAATGAGTTATGACTTAAAAGATTTAATCGTAGGCGGAACCAAGTATGTATCTGGTTTCGTGAACGAAGATGATGACTATGTAATATCAGCATCAATGGTGGCAAACGACCCACTTCAGAATTACCTGGCTATTGTACATGGCAAAGGGACAGAGACAGAAATCACAGACGCAACTCTTGGTTCTGTCTTTCACCTTGGTATGGAGCAACTTGTAAAGGACAAGATGAAAACTGACGCAACAATTTATGGTGCGGAAGTTGCCATGCATTACAAACTTGACAATGGATGGATTCTATCTGGTACTGCAGACCTTATTGTGGAACCAACACCACATAACTATGAGATCCATGACTACAAACTGACAAAGAAGTACACAAGAAAGATGACAGAAAAAGACATCCATACAAGTGGCTACACTAAGCAGCTACATGTACTTGATGCACTATTCAGACGTGATGCTACACTTGACAGAACCATGATTGATGGTGATATTGAGCTACACTGTGACTTCTTCCTGAAGGACTCAGTGGCAGTAAACTTTGAACCAGTGTTCAACCCACTAATCATACCAAATAAAGTAGGAACAGAAGAAGTGAATTCTGCCGATGTATTATTTGCAGAGGTGGTTCAGATTACTGACTCACTTCAATCATACCTTGAATCAGGAACAATCCCTCCAGTGTGTGCAGACAGATGGCCACGTAACGTAAAAGGTAACATAATCAGCTCAAGATGTGAATTTTACTGTTCACACAAAACAGTATGTCCACACTACAACCCAGATCCACGCAAAGTCGTAGATCATCTCGCCAATTGGTAAAGGAGATAAGATGAAACAAGAATGGTATAGCGTAGAAAGAACAAATGGCAAAGTAAAAGTAAGATGTGATGATCTCGAAGCAATGGCTAAAGTATCAGACAGCTACGACAGACAAGACATTAAATACAAATGTTTCAAATATACAAAGGAGGAAATCTAATGAACCAATATATTAAATACGCAATTTCAATTGCAGTTGCAGGATTCTTAACAGACAAGATCATGAAGGTTTTGGACAAAAAGGATAAGTAATGACACTTAGACAAATATATGAGCACATAGTTGCTCAGTTCAAAAGAAGATGCTTCTTGAATTTCGAGACAAATGATGCATTGAATAGAGCTGCAAACATACATGCTATAAAAACAACAGCATCCGAATGGAGAAGAAAGAATGGATGTAAGTGACATACACAGCGTTGAGCTGGACATGACAAAACCGTTTAACCACTGCATTAGAATCAAAGATAAACACGGAGATTCTATACAGGTGGTTCCAGTCAAGGAAAACGCAGGAAACGAACAACTAAAACTCATCACTGATGCTTGGTTGTCTCATCCAGGAGCTAATCCGGAACCACCTACAGAGCACGAACTATATGAGAAAAGGAAAAGAGAATGGGCAAACCAGAATTAAGACAATATCAAAAAGACGCAATCGAACAGATAGAAGGAGCGATGGTATTCGGGTCAACCGAGATATCACTTAACGGTCCGACATCGTTCGGTAAAACAATTACCATGGCTCAATTTATCAAAGACCAGGTTGATCTTGGACGAGATGTTGTATTCATGATGAACCTTACTGCACTTGTTGAACAAACTATGGAAGCACTGAAATCAATGGATGTGCCATTCAGAGTAATAGCAGCCGAATTTGACGGTAAAGAGTTCAACCATCAGGCCAAGGTAACAATTGCTATGCAACAGACCTTATATGCCCGCCTAGACAAAGTGGATGTAAAGTGTGATGTGTTGGTTGTAGATGAATTTCACAGAAGCTTCAGAACAGACACAATGGAAGTTGTAAAGAAGTGGCTGAAGCCAGAAGTTATTGTAGGAATCTCAGGAACCAACTACGACGAGAAGGGTTACGCCCTAAGAGACGTAGAGATTATTGAGACAAAGACAATACGTCAACTAACAGATGATGGATTCCTGACACCACTTAGAGTATATTCTGTAGAGTTCGCAGAACAAATGGATTACTCAGAGAGCGGTTCTGGAGAATATTCAGAGCAATTCCTAAACGGTAAAATCAACAATCAAGAATTCAATGCACAGATCGTAGATGCATGGATGAAGGTTGCAAAAGGCAAGAAGACTATTGCATTCTGTACAGGAATAGACCATAGTGAAGCTCTAACAGCCCATTTTGAGCTTAAAGGGGTCAAGGCCAAGGCTTATCATAGCAAGCTGTCTAAAAAGGATTCTAAGGCCATTATGGATGATTTTAAAGCTGGCAAGATAGATGTCTTATCTTCAGTAGGAAAAATCCTAGTTGGGTTTGACGATCCAAGTATAGAATGTGGTATTGCTGCAAGACCAACTCGCACCAGACGAGTTTGGCAACAAGCATGCGGAAGAATGATCCGCTTATTTGCGGATAAGAAAGAGGCCATCCTACTTGACTGTGCTCAGTGGACATCTGAACACGGCTTCTATGATGACGACTATCATGCTCCAGAGTATGGGGATAAAGAAGGACTCAAGAAGGCCAAAGAGAAAGCTGCAGTTCAGGTTATGCCTACAATCGTAAGCACGGAACCAACACTTGTTGACAGAAACATTGTACTCAAGAAGGTTAAAGAGCTTGACGCTAAACGTAAGCAGATACCAGAACTTACAATAAAAGATCTAATTGCAATCTACGAAACATCTCAAGAACCGCTAGAGATATTAAGAGTGGCATTCGAAATGAATAGACGCAAGGTTGGAACAACATACACCAAGGCAAACGTAGAATGGATCTCTGTAGAGTGGGACAAGATGCTAGACAGATTTCCTCAGTACGGAACCAGACTACTGAAGACATTGCGTACTATGGCAAAGAACAAAGTATCTGGTGGTAAGAAACTAGCTGCACTTCACTACAGTCCTAAGTGGCTAATGGATCAAACACCATATGCAGACTACATTGCACCGGATTCAACCGATGTAAGTCAGGAAGTCATCGACAACTACAACGTAGAAATTGATGATGCGGATAT